TTAGTTCGGTTGGTGAGTTCGACGTGGCGCTCGGGGCCGTGAGCGATTGCGGGGGGTGCAGTCGATGTGTGCGGACACTTCGCGGGAGGCGTGTGAGGGGTATGGCGCCGGGACGATGGTTGTCACGTGCTCCTCGGGCCACAGCGGCGCCGGGCAGAAGTTGCACCGTCGAGCTGGCGGCCCGCGGAGAGCGAGGGTGCTCACCGAGAGTTCGTCGGGCAACCACTTGTCGCAGAGGTAGCTGCCGTTCCACCGCTCCGGAACCACCCAGTACGGCGTGGGGGCGGCGATGCGTTCTGTGCCGGGGACCGTCAGGGTGCAGTCCGCGGTGTGCAGGGTGACGTAGCGGGAGATCCGTTCCCATGCCCAGGGGCGCTGCCTCGCGGTGCCGCGGGTCAGAAGGAAGTAGCGGGTCCCAGGGGCGGCGATGTGGGCCGACGTGACGTCGCCGAGGGCGAGTAGGTGCTCCGCGATGTCGTCCTCGACTTGAACCACGTCGTATCGCCTGCTGACTTTGGCCGTGACGCAGTCCGTTCCCGGTGGCGGTATCGGGGAACGGCTCGATGGCGCAGGGCGGCGTGCGGGGTTGGGCCTGTTGCCCTCTGGGGCGAGGCCCAGGGCGGAGAGGATCGTGGTGCGGTGATCGGGGTTGCGTGTGTGCCGGTTCACGAGCCTCCGCACGGCGGCTGTCTCATCAGGCGTGATGACGGAGGCCGTGGGGAGGTCGGTTATGGGCAGGTTGGTTTCTGTGGTCATCGTGTGGCGCCCGTGTAGATCGAGGCTGGGGTGGTGGTGCGACGGTTTAGGGTCGGTGGAACGAGGGTGCGTTCCCACTCGGTGTAGTACGGCCGCACGGGGTTGACGTCATGTCCGGTGAACGGCTGGCGGCGAGCCACCACGTGGTCGGGCAGCGGTCCCCGGTCGTACCTCGGCCTCGGCGCAATGGCGTGCGCGGGTGCCGGTGGCGGAGCCGTGGAGAGCCAGGAGGTCGCACGTTGGCGCCAGGCGCGTAGGAGCTGGCGGAGGGGTTCCCCTAACCAGATGAACAGGCAACCGATAAAGTCTCGCATTGCGTTGCATCCCTTGTGATTCAGGTAGTGGCGCATTCCGCCTCGGCGGCCGGGCCAACGGCCGTCGAGGCACTGCTGGATGAGGGCTAGCGCCTCCCTTTGAGGCAGGGGGTGGTGGCGGTGTCGCATGTGGCCAGACGGCCGGACAGGTCGCGGTCATACATCGCATCGGCAGCCCGCGGATCGGTGTCGAGGCGGCACAACAAGCTCTGATACAGCCAGTACCAGTGCTCGTCCGCCCGGCCGACGAGGTGCAGCAGTCGGGGCCGCAAGATGCGCGGTATCACTCGTGAGCCCCGGCGTGATGACGCCGAATCAGGACGTTGTAGTCGCTCTCCGCGCTGCCGTCGCCGCGCCGGATCGCCCCTGCGCGGTTCTGGTGGAGCGTTGCGCACCGGTCGCAGCCCGCGACGGGCTGGGGGACTTCGGGCCAGCCATGCATCGAGGGGTAAGTCATTCCGGACGGCCTCCGAGCTGTTCTTGATGCTTGTCGATCGCTTCTTTCAACCTCTCGGCCTGCGCCAGGAGGTCTTGAACGGTGGGTCGCTTCACGGTCTCCGCCTGCTCGGTGGGGTCGCCGGTGGGCTGTGCGTCACCGCTCATCAGCGCGCCCCTCCTGCCCCCGCTCGGCCCCCGCCGGATCCGCGCTGGGTGCCGGCGGATCGGCCGGGGAGGTCACGCCAAACCGCCGTAGTGGAGCCACGTCTCCCATGCACTGGTGTCCCAGGCACGAACGTCTCCCCTCCGCGCCTGGAACTCCCTTGCCTCCTTCGGAGCGGGCTTGACCTTGGTGGTCGCCCGCACGTTCACCGACTGCGAGCGCGGACCAGCGGTGGACGTGTGGCGCAGGTGTGGTGCAGGGGGCATCGGGTGACCCTCCAGACGGATCGCTGCTGAGTGCGGGCCGGCCCTGGACGGAGGTAGGGCCGGCCCACGGTGCCGCTGTGGCGCTCACTGCCCACCTGACCTTTGGCTTCCGGATTCACGGAGCCGTGAGCTAGGAGGCCGCAATGGCATGCGTCCAGTTGAACGGCTGTCGGGCGGCGAGTGGGAGGAAAGAAGGCAGGGTTTCTGCTTGCACGCACCCGGAAATTTCCGGTTCCAGCGCAGCCAGCCGGCGGTCACCTGGCTACTGTGAGTTGGGTGACCGGAAATTCCCGCCTGAAGGGCGCGATGAAGCAACTCGGGCTTACCCAGCGCGAGTTGGCGAAGGCACTGAACGCGCATCTGCGCGCCGCCGGTGAGTACGACACAGTGAGTGAGCGCACAGTTCGGACGTGGCTGACCGGAAAGTCGGCCTGGCCGCGCAAGGCGAAGCGACGGGCATTGGAGGGAGTATTCCGATGCCCTGTCGAGGAGTTGGGCTTCACCCCGCCAGCCTCGAACGCACGCCCGAAGGAGGACTCAAGCGTGTTCCGCCGCACCTTCGTCACTTCGACCTTTGGCGCCGCAGCCTCACCTCTGCTTGGTTCACGGCAATCCACTGTTGGCGCATCCGACGTGGCTCGCCTCCGGGCGGGTCTCGACTCATTGACCGCGTTGGACGACCGGCGCGGCGGGCATTCGGAATTGGAGGAGGCAGCGCTAGACGGGGCCCGCAAAGCAGTTGAGCTCCAGAAGGGCTCCGCCTCTCAGCGAATCAGGTTGCGTTTGTTCAGCCTGGCCGCCAGCTATAGCGCAGCCGCGGCTTGGTCATGCATCGATCTACGCCAGCTCGACCGGGCGCAGGTGCACCTCAACGAGGCGCTGCGGTTGGCCGGGATGGCTCAAGACTCGACAGCTCAGGTGCAGGTCTGGAACGCCACCGCGATGCTTGCTCACCAACGACGCGATCACGGCGGAGCGGTGGCAGCAGCCCAGGCTGCGCAGGCACTCAGCGCCACCCGGCGTGATCCGATGGTGGCCTCGCTCGCCCATGCCCGTACGGCCCTCGGCCACTCCAACCTCAGGGACGGAACGGCTGCTCTGCGCTCCCTCCGCTATGCGGAATCGGCACTTTCGAAGGCGCACCCCGAACCACGGCCAGCATGGTTGCAGTTCTACGGCGCCGCAGAGCTGCACGCTTTGACCGCTATTGTCCTTGACAGGCTAGGGGAACATGCTGCCGCCGAGGCGGCCTCCTACAGAGCGCTCTCCGCTCTGCCGGATCACTTCCGCCGCAACCGGGCCCTGGCCACCACGAGACTTGCTCTCGCGCAACTCCATCAGGGCGAAGTGGAACAAGGGTGCGCAACCACTGAGCAGGTCTTCGCCCTAATGGCGGGTGCGCCGCTGCCGGCGCGTATGCGCTCCCTGCTTGGGGACTTCTACCGCGATCTCCTCACACTTGCGCCGAACGCAGCAACAGCGCGAGCGTGGGGCGACCGATACCGCAGCGAATGGAGCACCACGTGACCGCGACCATAGAGCTACGCAGGTACGCGCACGACGACCTCGACACGATCCGCGACGTCCTGCTCGGCGTTCATGCTGACGCCTATGCAGCGGAGATGGATGACCCCTTCAATCAGCGGTTTCCATGGTTCGTGAACCACTGGGGTGGTCACCTCGGGTTCGCTTGTGTCATCGCGTACGACGGTTCGGAGCCGGTCGGCTTCGCCTACGGGGCGCCGGCCACCGATGGACGCGAATGGTGGCGTGAGCACCTCGCTCCGGTTCCGACCGATCCTTCGACCTTCGCGGTGTCGGAGCTGATGGTGCGGGTGAAATGGCGTAAGCAGGGTCTTTCCGAACGCCTGCACGAGGCCCTGCTGGGCACTCGGGACGAAGCCCTGGCTGTTCTGTTGGTGGATACCACTCACCCCAAGGTTCAGTCTCTCTACGAGTCGTGGAAGTACCGGAAGGTTGGAGAACGACAGCCGTTTCCTGACTCGCCGAGGTTCGCGGTGATGGTTCGTGATCTGAAGGAAGCCCCGTAGCGCCGCGGAAACACAAAGCGCCCCCGCTCCGGCACCTGGCCGGAGCGGGGGCACTGCGATATTTCAGTGTCGGATTCGCACTACGGCTGGGGCAGATCGGGCGTTCGCTGGTCGAGGCCTTCGGCCCCACTGGCGGCTGCCGTCTCGGTGATGCCCGGCCCCGGCTTGCCCGTGCTGGCCGTGGCGAGAGAGGTGACGACGGAGAGCACTGCGGCTATGGCTGCCAGGGTGAGGCTGTGTGCCCAGGGGAGGGTGAGCAGATCTGCGGTGTCGAGGCCGAGTGCTGCCAGGAGGGTCTGTGCGAAGGTGCGGACGGCGCGTTCGGAGGTGGCGAGCCAGAAGGCTTTGGTCGTGATCATGATGAGGGACTCCTGATTCAGTCGGTGACGGCGAAGCCGGCGTACTTTGCGAGAGCGGTGAGGGACTTGCGGCCGGGGATCCCATCGGCGTCGCGACCGGTGTAGCCGAGACGCCGCTGCCACGCGGCGTACGCCGCGATCGTCTTGGTTCCGTACGAGCCGTCGGCCCACTTCGCGGGGAGCAGTCCGGCGGCGAGCAGCCCGTACTCCACCCGTCGGACCTCCTCCGGGTAGGTGGCGTGACCCTGCTGCGCGTCCGGGTCCTTGCGGGCGGCTTCCTGGAGGTGGGCGAGGCTGACGCGCGGCACCACGGGGATCCCGCCGTGATCCTCGGCATTCGCGTCGGAGGTCTTGGTGGTGAGCCGATTGGCGACGCGGTTGCGCAGGTCCGGCATCTCGAACCCGCGGGGATCTGTCTTGGTGGCGGTCCACTCCTTGTGGCCGATCACCGACTTCGCGGTCCATCCGTGGGCCCGGCAGATGGCGGTGGCGACGCGTTCGATGGCGTCGAGCTGCTCGGCCGGCCACGGGTCGTGGCCGTCCCCGAGGTTGATGCACTCGAAGCCGTAGAAGTGGCGGTTGCCGTCGGTGTTGTCGCTCCTCGGCCGCGGCGGGGCGGTCGCGTAGTCCTCGGAAATGACGGCGTCCAGCACGGTGCCGTCGCCGGTGCCGGCATGGTTGGCCCGGCCGTTGCCGACGAGGTGAACGGCGCCGTTCTTGTCGATGACGCCGTGGCACAGGGGGCCGGGCAGGTCGTCGTAGCCGGACCAGCACATGGAGACGGAGGAGTCCGTGCCGCGGGTGACGGTGTGGTGGATGACCACGCCGTGCACTGGCCCCCACGGGCCGTGTCCGGCCCTGTTGTGGGCGCGCCATCCGGGGTGTTCGACGACGTTGACGCCTTCCTTTCGGAGGGCGGTGATGAAGTCGTCGGCGGTCAGTGGTGTGGCCATGAGGCAGCTCCTTCGGTCTACGGCTTGTTGTCGGGGGCGGTGTCCGGCTGCGCGGGCTCGTCGGTGGGCGGGGCCGGGAGGCGGCCGCGGATGTCTCGGACGTCCTCTTCCAGGCGCCGGATGCGGTCCAGCAGGTCGGGCGGGATCACGGCCATGGGCGTTAGTCCTCTTCGGCGGGGGCGAGGTCGGCGCTGCCGGTGGCGGCGTCGAGGAGGAGGGTGGCGGTCTCGGCCTGGCCGCGGTCCGCGGCGCGGACGGTGATGCCGATGACGCGGTAGCGGCCGGCGAAGCCGGTGGGCGACCACACGTCGGCGATGCGCAGGCGGATGGTGGTGCCGAGGATGGCGGGGGTGAGGCGGGCAGCTTCGAGGTCGACTGTGATCTCCGGGACGACTGCGCGGGTCGCTGCTTCCTGGAGGTCCGCGGCGGCGTGGGCGTCGAGCACCGGTGCGCTGGACACGCTGGTGTAATCGCTGGTGCCGTCGAGTCGGGGCCAGCCGGCCTCGATGGCACCGGTGACCTGCAACAGCTTTGACATCAAAGGCCGGTTGCTGCTGGCGCTGGTCGCGCCACGGGATTGCCAGTGGGTGGCGCGGACGGTGGCGTCGTACGGGAAGCTGTACGCGGTGACCGGGCCGGGGTAGTCGAGGATGGTCTCTGCCGGCCCCCGGCTGCTAGTGATCCTCGGGTGCCCGAGTTGGAGTTCCTTGATCCGCTCGCCGGTGTCGTTGCGGTAGCAGCGGATGCGCCACTCGAAGCCGTTTTGCACGGCGGCGAGTTGGTCGAGGAGGTCCCTGATCTTGGGCAGGTCGTACCGGCCGTACTTCCGTGTCCGCGTCACGCCGGAGGTGCCCTGGCTGAGGCGGATGCCGATGTCGCCGCCGGCGCTGGCCTGGGCGTAGCCGACCAGGCGTCGGGCGATCTCGAATTGCTCCACTTCCGTGGCGGTGAAGTCGTAGGTGAGCAGCCGGTGGTCGAGGTAGCTGTCGAGTGTGGCCGCCTGGATTTCCGCCTTCGCCGGCGCCCCGCGGCCGGTGGAGCTGACGGTGACGGTCCAGGCGATGCCGCCCCACCAGATCACGCCGTCGCGCTCGATCCAGACCATGGTGCGGCCGGGAACGACCGCTGCCCGGATCCGGTCTGCCGTGCCGCGATCTGGGGCGGCGAGGGTGCCGCTCAGGGTGCCGGTCTTGCCGATGTAGTCCTCGAAGCTGACGCTGGAGATGGGCAGGGAGTCCAGGACTTGATCGGTGCGCAGGTCGCAGAACAGGGCCCGGTAGGAGGCGGTCATTTCCCCTCCTCATCAGGCGGAGTACATGACGCCGTGGAAGCTCACCCAGGGCGGGGTGCTGGAACTGTCGGTCACCAACGTCGCGGTGCCGTTGCTGAGGAAGTCGATTTTCAGGGCGAGAGTTTTGCTGTCGGCGGCGGAGCAGGCCACGGCGAGGGAGCGCAGGCCGGTGGGCCGGGCGGTGGTCGGCAGCGCGCTGGTGAGGAACGCGCCGCCGCGGGCGGGAGCACCGCTGCGGTAGGTGACGTTCATCCCGCCGCGCCACTGAACAAGGCGCGTCCCGACGAGTTCGACGACCCGGTACTCCACGTTCCCGTTGGAGTTGCCGTTGTGGCTGTACCCGGCGGCCAGCGGTGCCTTCGTCCAGGTGATCAGTTCAGTCGCCATGCCGACCCAGGCTGAGCCGCTCCACCGCTGGAGGCCGGAGCGGTCGCGGTACTGCGCCCGGTAGGTGCCCGGCGCATCGGGGTTGGGGTTGATACCGCCGACGGAGACGGTGGGACGGCGTAGGTCGGTGGTGGCAGTGCGGAAGTCGATACCGCCTCCACCGGCCGAAGCCCCGGCGGGAACGGCGACGCGGTAGAGCGGCAGGGCGCCGGCGGGAAGCGGCGGCGGGGTCGGGGCGGCGGCCGGCGTGCCGGGGATGATTTCGGCGGTGGCCAGCACCTGCCCGGACTCGTCGTAGGCACCGTCGTAGACGCGAAGGACGATGACGTCGAGCCGGGGGTTGGCCGCGTCGCCGTCAGTGAAGATCAGGGCCTCGGGGGCGGTGATGACGACCGGGTACGCACCCTGGATATCAGTGCCTTGCACGACGGCACGGCCGGGGCCGAGAGTGACGCCCATGGGGCCGGTGATCCCAAGGTCGAACGGGGCGCCGCCCGGGATCACACCGGAGAGGGTCGTGAGTTCCCCGGCCGGCGTCATGGTTCCGAGGGGGGTGAGGCGGGAGTCATTGCGGGTCTGCCCGCCCGCGGGATCCCCGCGGTTGGTCAGCCACGCCGCGCGTACGGTCATGAAGGGCCTCTCTTCGGGAAGGGGCGGGTTACCACCAGGCAGAGCGCCACAGGACCGTCAGGGCGCCGGTGTCGGTGAACTCCTCGGCGCGGAAGGTGAGCAGCGTCTCGCCCGGCGGGAGGGTGAAGGCGCGCTCCGGGCTGCTGCGGTAGGTGGCTGTGTATAGGCGTGGGGCGGTGTCGTTGAGGGTGACGGTGCCCTCGCGGGTGTCGATGACGAGGCGGTCGGTGTCAGCGAGGGTGATGTCGTATTCAAGGACGGCACCGGTCGCCGCGTTGATGACCGCCGGTCGGCGGACGGGGCCGGTGATGGCGAGAACGGGGTAGGTGTCTGCGTCGCCGGCGTTGTCGATGCCGACGGCGCCGGGGGTGGCGCTGCCGCCCCAGTCCAGTTCCCATTCCGCGCCCGGCGGCGGATCGGCCTCGGCCTCATGCCAGTCGAGGCCGGGCTCCGGGGCGGGAAGGCCGGTGCGGGCAACCTGCTCGGCCACCTCGTACCGGCGGGGATCGGAGCACGTCCATTCGACCGACCCGCTGGGGTTGCCCCAGGTGTACTTCCGGTCGGCCGGTAGCGCACGGCGGGTCACCCGGCCCCACAACAGGTGTCGGGCTCCGGCCAGTTGGATGATGAGCGGCGATTCCTCCTGCCGGACTGCGGTGGCCCGCCGCAGCCCTTCGAGTATCTCGGGCAGGCCGGCCGTGCCGCGGCCGTCATCAATGAGGAAGTCGAAGCCCAGCACCCGTGGGCCAGACAGTAGTTGGCCGGGCCACGCCCCGTGGGCGGACGGCATGGCCACGGAGGCGTCGTCCAGGTCGGGGAGGTCGTCCCAGCCGGTGAGCTGCCGACCGTGGATATGCGTGCCCTCCCCCATGAGGTACGTGCCGAACTGGATCTGCCCGTCATTGCTGACCAGCACTTCGGCGGGCGCTGCGCGCATACCGGATCACCCCCTCCCCTTGGAGAGCCAGGCCAGTTCACGGGCGATGCCGGCCGGTGTCTGGCTTTCCTGGGCGACGAAGGTGTCGATGGAGAGGACCGGACCGCCCGCCGTACCGGCCATCACCGCGGCACCGCCGAGTCCGGGCTCGATCTGCGGGGCGAGGCGCGGCCGGTATGCGGCCACCTCGTCCGTGACGCCGCGGAGTTGGGCGCGCAGGGTGGGGACGGAAGTGCGGATGCCGTCCATGAAACCGGTCATCACCAACTGGCCGGCCGGCCGCAGGATGCGGGCGTCCCGGGGCGGCGGCCCCTTCCAGGAAGTCAGGCTGCTGGTGATGGTGCCGAGGAGGGAGCGAACCGAGCCGATCATGGACTTGATGCCGCCGATGAAGCCCTGAATCAAGCTGGCGCCGGCATCCCACAGTAGGGAGCCGACGCTCCCCAAAGCGCTTACGGCCATGGACGGGACGCTGGCCAGCCAGTCCACGGCCCGCCCGATGCCCCCGCGCACGGCCGCGAAGAAGCCCGAGGCCGCTTGCGCCGCCTCGCCGGCCAGAAAGCCAGGCAGGGAGGCGATGGCCGAGAGCGCCTTTCCGGGCAGGCCGGCGAGCCAGGAGACGATGCCGCGGACCATATCCGGGATGACGCTGTGGCCAACCAGGTGGTCGTAGAGCCATTCGAAGGCGCCCGAAATACCGTTGACCACCGACTTCACCGCGGCAATTCCCGGAGCCAGGAATTTTTGAAGCCCGGATATGAACGTGATCAGCTTCTGAAGCGCCGGAATGGCATACTGTGTAATTGCCCCTACGCCCATACTGATCAACGCCGAGGACAGTTTTACGATCGGCGGGATAAGCGGGAGGAGGGCGGGCAGGAGCTGGCTGGCGAACTGCGTTCCAAGCTGCGTGAGCTGCGGAAGGAGCGGGGCGAGCGCGGTGAAGAGCTGGCCGAACGCTGCACCTACCTCGCCCATCGAGGTAGCGATTTGCGGCATGATCGGGGCGAGCGAATTGAAGATTACGACTAGCTGATCGGCGTATCCGCTAACCAGTTTCGCGATAATCGTGGCGAGCCCGGAAAGTACGGGTCCTAGGTATTTGGAAATCCCATTTGCTAGTTGCGAAATTACGGGAGCAAGCGATTTGAAAACGCGCCCGAGGGCGCCGAAAATCGGCTCGATCGCAGGCAGTAGAGCGGCGACGATCTTGCCGACGGCGGTGAGCAGCGGGGCGAAGGCGACAACGAGCTTCCCGGCCGCACCGGCGAGGGAGGCAAGGACGGGGCCGAGCGCTCGTAGGACTGGCTGGAGCGCAGCACCGAGCGCCTTGATCAACGTCTGCACCGGGGGCCCGAGTTGGGAAAGAACCTGCCCGACGACACGCAGTGCCTGGCCCAGCAGCGGAGCGGCGGTCTTGCCGAGCTGCGCCATCGTGGCGAAGAGGGATTTCAGTCCACCCTGAACCTCCGGACCGGCAAACGCTGTTCGCATGGAACTCGTGATGGACTGCAACAACCCTAGAAAGCCTCCGCCGCTGACCTGCGCGGCGGAGAAGATCGTGGAGAAGATCCCCTGCACGTTGCCGGCGATGTTGATGAGCTGGCCGAGGAGTCTGATCGCGGTCTCGATGGCACGCTCCATGGCACCGCTCTTGAACGCGCCGGCCATCTTGGCGGAGAGCTGGTCGAGCTTCGCGCCGGCAACGTTGCTCAGCCGTTGGAACGCTGGCGCAGCCGCCACCGCAACCTGCGTCAGCGCGGTGACGAACTGCCCTGGCACCCGGGAGAAGGCGCTCAGCCCCTTCGCGGCGCCGGCCAGTGCCTGCCCCAGGAGGCCGTTGGCGGACAACTGCCGTACGGCGGCCACGACACCCGCGCCCATCTGGTTCAAGGCGCCGGCGGTGGCGACCAACCCGCGGCGGAACACTGGAAGTGCCACGGCACCGGCGGCGGTAATCTGGGCGGCCAGCCCGTCGAACAATCGCTGCTGAACGGCGGTCCGGATCGCGGCGAACTGCGGTTGCATCTCCTTGAACGCGGACACGAACGCGCGGGCATTCGGCGTCAGCTTCGCCATGGCCTCGTTGAACTGCGTTGCCTTCTCCGGATCGAATGCCGCCGCCATGGCATCACCGACACCGTGGGCGCCGATCTTCAGGGCCGCCGCTGCCGAGACAATGCCGACGATCCCGGTCGCCGCCAGGGCTGCGGCGGGCGCCATCCCTTGAAGCGCGGCCGTCAAGCCGGCCGTAACCGGCACGGAGGCACCGATCGCCGCCGAGATCTTCCCGAAGGTCCCGGCGATGCCGCCGACGCCGGCGGCGATACTCCGCAGCCGACTCAGCGCCGAGGACGTGCTGGCGATGGAGCGGCGGTCCCCCTCGGCCCGGACCGGCACGAGGATCGGCGGGGCGAGGTGGGCGAGCTCGGCGCGGAGCCGGGCAATCGCCGCACTGTTCGTCGTCGGCTGCACCCGGACAGGGAGCGGCCCCATGCCCCGAAGTTCACCGCGGACCCGCGTAGCGAATCCGGCGAGGGACGGCACCACGGGGACCGTGGCCCGCGCATAGATGGGTTTGCGGAGCTCTGCCCGGAGCCGTTCTTTGAAAGCGCGCATGTCCGGAAACACGGGCACCTTTACGCGCGCCCGCACCCGGTCAACGGCGACCTGGAGACGCTCGTCAAACCCGCTCGCATCCGGGACGACCGGCACGGCCACACGGGCGTTGGCGCCAGCCGCGGCGGCACGCACGGCGGCGACGAACCGCGCGGTGTCCGGGACGACGGGCACCTTCAGCTGCACCCGGACACGGCCGAGACGGACGCGGAGCTGCTCCGCGAAGCCCGCCACGTCGGGATCGACAGGTACGTTCACGCGAGCGTCGGCGCCGGCGGCCGCGGCGCGCACGCCGGCGACGAACCGCGCCGCGTCCGCGACGACCGGCACCTTCAGCTGCGCCCGGACGCGGTCCAGCCGCGCCCGGAGCTGCTCCGCGAAGCCGGTGAAGTCCGGGACGACCTGCACGCCTACCTGGGCGCGCTGCTCGATCCTGTCGAGGTAGCGCTGAAGCGTGCTGGCGAATCCCGAGGTATCGGGCAGGACGCGGATTGCGAGGCGGTCCACCTCGCGTCCGCCCGGGGATCCTGCCATCGCCGCATCACCTCCTAGTCGTCGGCTGGTGCGCTGCGAAGCCGCTCGGGGAGCGCCTGCGCCAGGGGGTGCTGGGAAAGGTCCAACGGCCCGGCGCTCCGCGGCCGGCTGCGCGGGCGGGGAACGGGCTCGGGCGGCGGGACCGCCTTTCGGCTGTGCGCCTGCGCGACGGTCCATGCGGTGTGCTGGGCGGCGTCAACGACGTGGGCCAGCAGGTGGGCGTGAAGGTCCCAACCGCGGTCGGCCGGATCGCCGCCGAGCGCGGTGGCGAGCGCGGAGCCGGAGGGGAGGTGCTCGACCAGATCACGGACACGGCGCGGCGCGAGCCGGCCGCGCCACACATCGGCCAGGTCCAGGCCGTAATGATGCTGAAGGTCGGCCCGAAGGGCCGCGCCGTGTCCTTGGCTGATCAGCTGGCCGAGCTGGAGGCTTCCGGGACCTGGGTACCCGCCTGCCACCTCTCAATGAGGCCCATCAAGACCCCCAACTCCCAGGTGGCGAGCTCGGACTCAAGTAGGGCACGGTCGTCCGCCACGGTGAGCAGGAGGCGCCGCATGGCGCCCTTGACTGCATCGAGTCGGTTCTCGCTGCCTGCCGTCGTGATCTCGCCGAGCAGCTGCTCGACAGTGGCGTCATCGCCATCGTCGAGCATCAGCACGGACTGGAGGCCGACCACGGCCCCGGAGTCTAGGAGGACTGGCAGGGCTTCGTAGGTCACCTGGGCCTCGGCGCGCAGTGCGGCTATCGACAGTGGCTGGGGCATGTTTGGGCTCCTCGTACGGGTGACTTGTGGAACCGAGGCGCAAATCAGCGCGTGCGGTGTAAGTGAAGCGCTGATGGAAAGTGCGCCGTAGGCCGATTATTTGAAGGGACGCAATGACACGAAGTGATTTAGGGGCACTGGCGACCATTGCCTGGGCGGCATCTCTCTGGGTGCAGGCGATGACGGTGGCATCTCAGCGCCGCGGCAAACGAACTTGGTTGGAGCGAGTGTCGTGGAAGCGGGCGACCAACCAAGCAAAAAGGCGACGAGCTGCCTTTGAAGCGAAGATGGATAGGAGCGATTTGGCGGCTCTTCCGAGGCCAGCCATGGACTACTTGGAGCGTGACGATGTGCTCCTCCAAGCGTCTACACAGGCATGGAAGGCCAAGGCGATCGTTACAACCGTGCTGGCTCTTAACGTCGGTGGCGCCTTGTTCGCAGTTCTACTGATTGGCAATTCGAGCCGACGGCTAGCGCTTCTTGCGTTCCCGCTACTGGTCGGGCCGCTCACGGTCACGATCTGGCTGAACCTGCTGACCTTGGGGCACGGAATGCAGCGATGGACGACCGAAGTGGTGACGGCGACAGCGCGGCGTTCGTACGAGGCCCTGCTGGATTGCTTCGAAACGACAGGTGCGCAACCTACAGGAGGTCAGCCATACCATTCCCTACACATTCCAGCGGTTCGGGCCTTGGAGGACTTTGCTCGCGCCTTAGAGAAATATGCAACGAAAAGAGCACTGCCCGACAGTCGAAACCCCATGCCTCAGGTAGTCAGAATCTACGCTGCGGCCGCAGCACATGTGCGCACTCTCCGAGACGAAGTGGAACTCGATCGGGAGGACGGACGCAAGCAAGCGCTACTCGAAGTAGGGCGGATGCTTACGGTGCTGGCGGGGCCGAACCTTCGGGACCTGGTTACGGTCAACAGCGACGACGAGAGCCTGCTCGACGCCCATCGTGACCATACGACGTGGCAACGACAGACGCTCACCCTGGCGATCTTCACTCTGGCACTGACCGGCGTCGTCGTCGTTCTGGCTCTGTCGTGGGCTGAGGTTGGCGCCGCTGTCGCCACGGTAATTGCGACGTTCGTAGTCGCATCGTGGGGCAGGAATTTGGGCCTCTCGCCAGGAGGTAGCGGGGCAAGCAGCTGAAGCGGTCAGGAGCTGGGGCCGGTGCTGGTGACGGTGGCCCATTCACCGATGTCGCCGCCGAGGCTGTCGGAGCCGAGGAGGGTGGCCGTGATGGGGAACTGCATGAACTTGGTGGCGTCCAGGCTCACAGCGTCGGAGCCGAGGAGAGAGGTGCGTGGGTGCCAGAGCGGCAGGAGGTGCTGCCCGTCCACGATGACGAAGAGGAGCGCGGCCACCTGCGGCTCGGGGCGGGCGGGGATGCGGAAGGAACCGTCGGGCTGTACCCGGTCCTTTCCGGCGCCGAAGTACAGCCGGTAGGTGTCCGCGGTGGCCTGCACCGATTGGAAGGTGATCGAGTACGTCACGTCTGGGCTGGTCTGGCGCAGCTTCGCGTTCTGCCAGGTGCCGATGGTTTCGGGGTCGTCGCCGTCGCGGGCGATTTCGGGCATGTCGTCGAGTGACGTGTGGCCGATGTTGGTCCAGGCCGGGCCGGGGTTTCGGGGGTCGGTGATGGCCATCGGCTTCGGGGTGTCGGGGTCGGCAAGGAAGATAAAGCCGGTGCCCGGGATGATGGCTGCCTCGTCGATGAGGGGCATGTGTCAACCTCCATGGGAGTGCGTGTGGGTGGGCAGGGGACGGGCGGTGATCTGGTACGTGGCTTGGAAGCGGAAGAGGTCGGAGCCGGGGGTGGGGTGGCTGTCGCGGAGCTCGGCCGGCCCGGAGGCCTCGGCCCGGAAGTGGGAGAGGTATCCGTCGGCCCCGGCGTGCGCGAACTGAGCGGTGCACGCGTCGAAGAGGACAGCCCGGACCTCTCTGGCCAGGCGGTGGGCGGCGCGCCGGTCGCCGGCCGCGGCCTGGACGTCGATAAGTGCGGCGTCCAAACCACGGGGGTCCGGGGCTGCGCCGGCAACCCGCCGGGCGACTACGAGTGGTAGGCGGTCGGGCCAGTCGTCTGGCCAGAGCGTGAATACGTTCGCCGCCGGTAGCCCGGCGGCCAGGGCAGCACGCACCAGCTCGTCGGTGTCGGGAAGAACGGGGGTCATTCTTGGCCTGCCTCGATGGCATGGATGCCTTCGACGAATCGACCGTTGGCGGCGATGTAGCCGTAGTTGATGGCCAGAATCTGAGGGTGGGAGAGGGAGACGGTGGAGTCGGTTGCGCTCGTCTCCACGCGCAGGGAGTCGCGGAGCCGGCCGGTGCGTACGTGGCTATCGACTACGGCCTGCACACGGGCGGCCCGGCCCTCCAGCTCCGCGCGCACCGCGGCGCGGATGGCAGCAAGGTGGGCGATGTGGGCGTCAAGTGCGGGGTTGACGCGGACCATGGTCACCTCCGGCGGATGATCGCGGTGTCGTGTTGGGTGCGGCGTGATCCGCGACGGTGCGCCGGGTCGCCGGCGATGGTCCAGGTCTGGTCGCGCCAGACGATGCGGGACCAGGGGCCGGTGGGTAGGGCACGGGCAATGACCCGGTAGGTAGTGGTCACGAGGTAGCCGCCCTCGGGGTATTCGGTAGAGGCCAAGGGCTGGACACGGCAGCGCACGGTGACCGGATCCCCTTCGGGCCCGCGGGTCCCGTCAGGCAGTGCCGGCCCCGCGGGATAGATCACGATCTCCTCGGGGCCGTCATCCAGGAGACTCACCAGCACCACCCCGGTGGCCACGGTGGATCGGGCCGGCAGTTGCACGGGCGGTGGTGGTGTCGGCAGCGGCGGGGGGTGGCGGGCGCGACGGTGAAGGCGCCACGGTTGATCCCGAGCATGGCCAGTTCGTCGGGGAGCAGGGTGAGGAAGCCGGCCGCGGCACGGGAATCCAGCTGGTAGGAGTAATCACCGTCGCCCTCTGCTCGGTAGCCCTCGGGGTTCCGGGCGACGCGGGCGACCATGGACGCCTCTACGAAATCCACCGTGGCCTGGGTGACTTGGCCGGAGCCTATGCGCCGATCAAGGTCCCGAACGCGTCCGTACAGGTACGTCTCCGCCTGCGCGATGAGCGCGCGGATCTGCTCGTCGGACAGTTCGGTCCCTTCCGGGAGCAGCGCCTTGACCTGATCAACGCTCGCCGTCACCACGCCTCCGTTCACCGAGGGCCTCGATGGCGTCGGCCCACAACTTCAGGTCCGCGGTGGGGTCCAGCTCGGCGGAGCGTTCCAGCGCGCGCTGTGAGGCCGCCTCCCACTGGTCCGGCTCCAGGACCGCAGCGAGGGCGGAGAGCCAGGAGTCGAGGTCGTCGCGGTCAGCGAAGATGCCGGCGTGGCCGAGGGATTCGGCAAGGCCGGGGGTGGGGTGAGCGATGACGGGGATGCCGGAGGCGAGGGCCTCGACGCCGACCCGGCCCCAGGATTCGTAGGCGCTGGGCATAAGCACCACACGGGACCGGGCATAGACGCGGTCGCGCATACCGTGCCCGGGAACGTGATCGATGATCTCCAGGTTCGGCAGTGGCTGCGGCGGGCGGATCTGGTCCCCATAGGCGCCGAGGACGCCCAGAAACTTCGTCTCCGGCATCCGGGCAGCGATCCGCCAGAACAGGTCCCCGCCCTTTTCCCCGTTGAGGTTGACGAGGGTCACGCACTCCCCCGGCATCGTGCGGTACTCCTCCGCATACACCGGGGGCCGCACGATCGCGGTCGTCTGCGGCCGGGCGTGGTCGGCGAACTCGCCGTAGAACACCTCGGCCTCGGATTCCATCCAGTGCGAGTTGTAGACGGCGAGATCGACGCCGGCCGCGTGCCGGAACGTCGGCGCGTGGGTGTTGTGGCAGACCGCGACCATCGGCACCCGGTACTCCCGGGCCAGCGAGGCGACCAGCGGCACGTTCTCCAGGTGGGACAGCAGCACATCGGACTGGCGGGCGTGGTCGGCGAAGTCGATGCGCGCCTGGAACGGGACCACCTGCACCCCATCGAGGTCGTAGCGGTGCGGGATCGGCCCATACCGCGACAGCCACACCGTTACCTCGTGGCCGTGCTCCACCAGGGCGCGGAGCATGGAGTGGAGCATCCATTCCCCGCCCGCGTTGTGGGCGGGTGGGTACGCGTGCACCCGGGCCGTGATCTTCAGCGGGCGGGGGTCGGCCATCAGCTACCGCCGCCCTTGGAGGTCAGGGTGGCGAATGCCTTGGGGTTGCCGATGACGAAGCCGAAGTGGGCCTCGGCCAGGAGCAGGACGAGGTTCTCCTGGAACGCGGAGTGCCAGGTGCCGTCTGCGTCCACGTAGCCGGCTTCGGTGGAGATCTTGAGGGTGATGTCCATGCCGACGCCGTAGGCACACTGGCCGAAGTCGCCGGCGATCAGCCGCAGGCCGGTGTCGCGGGCGCCGCTCTGCCGGATCACCTTGCCGGAGATACCGCGGCTGTAGGAAAGGGGCAGACCCACCAGGCTCCCCGAGCCGACCGCGCCGACGCCGGGGGTGGTGGTGTCCAGGAAGATCGGGCGGCCGTTGACGTCGGTGGCCAGCAGCAGGTCCGGGCGTAGGCGGGGGTCACCGGCCCAGCCGGTCATGTCGTATCCCTCGGAGGGGTGCGACGGGTCGTCGTCCCCGTCCACCACCAACTTCATCGCCGCGACGAGGTCGGCCCAGATGCCGCCCTTGTTCTGCGGCGCGGTGCCGAGCTGGACGGTGTAGGGGGTCTCGGTGAGGAAGTCAGCGAACGGGCCGGGGCCGCCGGTGGGGGTCTTGCCGTGGATCGCGGCGAGGTCGAAGGCGCGGGCAAGGGCCTTGGGCAGGTCTTGCTGGATCTGCGTGTAGAGACCGGCTGCGTTGCTGTTCGCGACCTCCTGGGAGACCGGCACGAGGCAGGCGACCTTCTTCCCCTGCATGGTCTTGACGCCCATGCCCGCGGTGCCGGTGGGCTTCGGCCCGCCCTCATCGACCCAGCCGGCGACCGGCAGGTCCATCGGGACGGGGATAGCGGTCTGCGCGGTCATGGACAGCGGCACCTTGCGGGCCAGACGCATGATCGCGGACTCCTCCACCGCCCGGTCGAAAATCGGGGTGGTGATCTCCGGCGGCAGGAGTATCGACTCGATGGCGGAGAGCTTGACGGGGGGTGCAGCCATAACTGGCCCTCACTTCACAAGGGTTGGGGCGTACGTCAGCGCAGCCGGGTCTGGATGATCTGAGCGAAGCGGTCCGCCGGGGACAGTGGCGCGGGCTCGCCGCCCCCTTGCAGGGGGTCGGGCCGCGGCGGACGGCCGGCTGCGGTCGGGGCCAGGTCGGCGAGGGCCTTGGCATCCCGTTCCATGGCTTCCTCGTCCTCTCCCTCAATGCGGGGGATGAGGGCGTCGGGGAGGCCGTACTTGCGGCCCAGGCGCTCGCGGGTGAGCTGTTGCTCGGTCTCCGCGAGCCGGTCGTGGGCGAGCTGGATGGCGGCCTGGGCCTCTTCGGGGTCGGCCATGCCGGCGAGCTGGTTCTTCAGCTCGCGCAACTGCACCCGGCGCCGGGCCGCCTCGTCCCGGGCACGGGTCAGCTCACCGCGCGCCCACTCCGGGAGCGCCGATTCATCGTTGCCCGGGGCCGGCTCCGGCGGTTCGGCATGGACGGCGTCGGGCGGTGACGTCTCCGGGGTGGTCGGTGTGTCCTGCGCGTCAGTCATGATCCGCTCCCTTGGTCGCGGCGCGGTGGATGGTCAAAGAGGGCCTGTCCTGTGCGGGCAGCACGCCGCGGGATCGAGCGCGGCGCCGGCGGGCGTCGATGGCGCGCCGATAGGCGTTGATCGCGTCCCGCCCGGTGTGCCCGTCGGTCGCCTCGTCCCACAACTCCCGGAAAGCCCGGCCCTGTTCGGGGAGCCAGGCGGTGCGGGAGTAGATGGGCACGACCTGGCAATGGCACTGGTCGTGGTACTTCTCCAGGTCTTCGGGATCGATCGGCGGCGCGTTCCGCCCGGCGTGCCCTTTGAGCTGGGCGGCGTCCCGGGACCGGTAAACCGCGCCGCGGCTGGCGAGCATGGCGCACCAGGCGCACGGGTCGGAACTGGTCATCCGCGCCCAGCCGACCACCCGCGGGTCGGCCGACGAAGCGCGGTGAAGGAGATCGCGGCCTCCACGGAGGACTTCGCGGTCGGCCGCGGCGGCGGCCGATGCGCCGGCGTCGCGCATCAGGGTGTCGAGTTCGTCGAGGAAGTCGGTGTCATCCAGTCGCCCGCGGCCCGCGGTGCCTTCGACTGCGGCAAGGCGCCGCCGGGCCTGCACGGGGCCGGTGACGGCAAGGGAAGTGCGGGCCGCAGCATCGAGGGCTTCCCGGTCTTCATCGGGCCAGGTGTAGTCGTCTTCGATGACCACGGCCCGGCCATCGTCCGTGGCCGGGGGCAGGTGGATCTGCGCCCGGCCGGCGAAGTCGCGGCGGAGATTGCCGAGGGTGGTCGCCTCCGTCACGGGGGCGGGGGCGTAGGGCGGGAGCGTCGTGTGGGTGTTCAGCGCGCGGTGGAGCCGCAGGTAGGAGGCGGCCAGGCCCCGCGACCGGGACCGGGAGGCAGTGATGGCGCCCAGAGACGCGTCCATCCACTGCGGCGCGGTCTCCTCGATCCGCCGAGGCTGGACCATGCGTTGCCAGTCACTCATGACCCGGCCTGCCGTGTGGGAGGCCAGTGCGACCTGGGCGCGGCGGTGCGCGTCAGCCAGCTGTCGGGGGCTGCTGACCGGTGCCATGGGCCACCCCCTCATCCGCGGTCGCCGGCTGCGTAGGCGTGCGACTGGCACGGTCGAGCGATGCGGCCAGGCGAGCGGCAGGGTCAGCCTCCCGCCACAGCTCCGCGATGCGCTCCTGCTCGCTCACCGGCAAGCCGAGAGCCTCGGGGCCATAGGCGGGCGGGAAGACGCCGGCGGCCACCATCTTGGAGACGTAGTCCGCCTTCGCCGCCATCGTCGGCGTGGACGGGTCGCGCCACACCAGCGCGAGGCGATCCAGCCCCTGGGGCAGGGTGCCGCCCTCGGCGATCCAGATGGCCAGGCGCATCACCTGCTCCCACGGCCCCCCGAACGCGCGTTGCCGGCGCTCGCACGCCTTGACCAGCCGGGCCTCCTCCGCCCGGATCGCATCCGCGGAGGCGGGGTTGTCCCCGCCGACGGCGAAGTAGGAAAGGGGCACGCCCTGCAACGATGCGGCGATCTTGCCGTAGGCGGTGATGGCTTCGGTGAAGTTGCGCAGCTCGGCGGCCGGGAACTGGCCGGCCTTGGCTTGGTCGTTGGCCAGCGCCCATACCCGTCCCAGGTATGCCTCCCAGGCGGGGACGGGGTTCCCGTCAGCGTCCTCGAAGTCCTCCTGGCTTGCGCCGAGAATGTAGCGCTGCGGCACTGCCTGGAACTCGGTGGCGATCTGCATGTTCGTGATCGCGCGGCAGCAGGCATCGGCCACCGGGATCACGCGGAGCATCTCACTGCGGCCGGCGCGGTCCGCTACCCGCGGGCGGTTGACCAACGGCACCACCGGGACCTGCGGCATGCCGTGAACGTCCCGGTCCACGACCACCCAAGCGCCGGCCTCGCCACCGTCGTCGCGGACCACCTGCACGGTCTGGCCCGGCAGGAAGAGGGAGGCGGCCACCGTGGTGGTGCTGCGCGCGTACTGCGGCAGATCCACCTCGCGCGGGTCCTGCACGAACCGCGCCGCCGCCCGCACCTGGCGCGTCAGCGGATCGCGCTCGTGCGCCATCCACAAGGGGGACTCCACCGTGATCGCGGGATCACCGCTGTGGTCGGCACCGACCACCACATAGGAGCGCCCATAGATCAGGGCGTCAGCGTGGGCGAGTTGAGACTCCTCATCCAGGCCGCTGGCCTGCCAGATGTCCCACAGCACGTCAGAGGGCGCGTCAGTCGTTGAGGTGCGAATGCCTTCGACGTCGAGGCGCTCCTCGATGGTGTCGGCGGCCTGCGCCGGCCACGCGATCACCGTCCGAAGATCTTCATACCCGGGCGGGACGTTGAGGCCGATGGAGCGCATGTACCGGTCGGCGTCGTAGTACCGGCCCAGGATGTCCAAGCCACCGCTGTGCACCGACGCGGCGCGGGCATTGAGGAGCCGCTGATGGAGGCGGTTGAGGGTGCGCTCTTCCTCGTCGGTGAGCCGGTCGGCCGGGGTGGTCATAGGGCACCCCCGTTTCTTCAGCGCAGGATCGTGACCTTGCGAGAGCGGTTCCGGGCGCCGGTAGCGACGGCGTCCAGTCGGCATTGCCAGGCCAGGACGGAGGCGACCGCGGCGTCGATCTTCCGCGGGCTGTCAGGGTGTTCCTTGGCGATCTGGAGGCCAGAGGTCGAGGGCCTGCGCCGGGCGTTGAGCACATGCCGGGTCAGGACGGACGAGCCGTTGTGGGTGAGCTCTCGGTCCACGACCGCAGCGTGGAACTTGTCCAGCGCCCGGACGATCAACCCTGACCGGCCGCCGGTCATCCACCATTCGATGGGGTGCTGGCGCGTGGACTTCACCGGGAGCTTCGCGCCGTACTTGGCCTCCCAGGTCGCGACGTGCCCCTCCCACTTGGCGGGGTCGGCGTAGAAGCCGACCACGTCGAAGCGCCGAAAGGCGTCATCGACCGCGGCCAGCACTTCAGCGACCGGCACCTCCCAGTCATCACCGGCCGGGCCGTCCGGCTGTTCCCACACGTGGATCGGGAACAGGTGACCGTCATCCACCCGGCACGCGATGAGGGCGGTCGCATCGGTCACGCCCTTGCGGCGCCGGCGCGAGCCGTCGAAGCCGAGCACGATCCGCTCGCCGTCCCGGACCGCCTTGTCCGGTGCGGCGCAGCCGGACCACTCGGGCTGGGACAACCACGAGTCGGAGGCGTGTGTGACTTGGTTCAGGAAGTACCGGCGAGCGTCTTGTGGGTCTGTGTCGGGATCCCAGTAGTCCATGAGGACACGGCGCAGGTTCACCCAGCCGCCGTTCATGTCCGCGCTGCCACCGTAGGCGTGCGCGAGGCCGGCCAGGAGCGACGCCTCGTCACCCGGATCGGTGTCCGCTGGTGCTTCGCGGTGGTCGAAGAGCAGCCCGTCGTCGGCCTTGGTCTTCCCTTCGAGCTGCTTCTTCCACGCCTCGAACGACCGCTCCGCCACCGAGTCCTCGCCAGGCACAAAGGCGTTGGGAGTTTCGACACTGGCGCCGTTGACCTTGGTCAGATTCCGGCGGATCGTGGCCGCCAGCTTGCGCCCGCCGTTGTTGGGGAGCCACGACTCCGTCTGGTCCAGCACAGCGAAGACTGGCCGGAAGCCTTCGCGAGAGGAAGCCGCGGAGGTGACGTACTCGATACGGCCGTCGGGGACATTGACGAAGCTCTCCATCGGCTCGATGGCGTAGGCATCGTGTACGCCACCGTTCCGGGCCATCTCCAACAACGGCTCCCACGTGTTCGCCGTCTGGTCCTCGGAAACGGCAACGATCTGGACCTTCGCCTTTAACCCAAGAGAGGTCCACTCCCGGCCCACAGGCTCGCCGTCTGCGTCCCAGCCGTCCGGAACTACAGGGCCAAGCGCCTCCGCAAGGCAGAGCGCAGCTAAGAGAGGAGACGTAACTTGCCCCAGCCTTTTGGCCGGGACAGGACCCCCCTTCGGATGCGTCGCCCGTTGGTCAGAGTGCGCCCGCGAATCGCGGGGCCGTCGAAGTCAGGGCGGAGGGCGTAGAGCTGGAGCACGAACAGAGCTTGCTCATCGGTCAACAGCAGTGGCTCGCCGGCCGCCGGGCCGTCCGGGACGATCAGGTACTCGGCCATCCAATCAAGTACCTGCCACCCCAACGTCGGAACTTCTCCCCGGTAGTTCGGACCTCGCCACGGCACGGCGCCCCCCAGGAAAACCCAACCGGAAATACTTCATTTCAGAAGTCGCCGACAGGAATCGCTCACCAGTTTATCGTCATTGACTTAGGGCGTGCTGCATGCCACTTACTTGCGCCCATTAATTCACGCTCTTGAGGGGAGGTGCGCACGGATGTGGCGCCACTCGAAGCATCATAGCGGAGGGCAGTCGATTTTGGGGCTTTCCGCGCTCGCTGTGAGCTTGGTGTGGATGTTCATCGAACTCGTGCACCTAACCAGGGATTCGTAGGCCGCGTTGACGTCTACCGAAGGGCCACCAAGTCGGGTGGCCCTTCTATGCTCCGACGACCGTACAGCCTCTGACCTGCACGTTCACTGGCGCACGTACTTTACTCACTTACCCACTCGCCCACTCGCTCGGCGCAGGAATACCGGCATTGCGAATTCAGCAATTCAGGAATCCCTCACGCTCTCGCGTCGGGATGTATGACCTTCAGTGCCGAATAGCGCTTCTTCGCCGATTGAGGCGAATTGCTTTCGGGGTAATTTTCGCGACTCTCATCCGGCGCGAACTGCATGCGCAAACGGGCTCGATCCTCTGGCGTTGCTCCGAATTTGGCGACTCGAAGGCGAAGTTCAGCAGCAGCCGAGAGCTCACCGGACCACAAGCGAGCGTGAATTAGGGCCGTATCCAGCAAGAAATCCCAGTCCGTCGAGGAGAAATGCTCGGCCTGCGGGGACGCCCGCCACACCTGCCACCAATCCCGCGTCCGCACCGGCCAGTCCCCATCTTCCCCCGGCCAGTCGGGTAGTTCGGGCGGTGCGGCCCGCTCGAAGGGCAAGATCGTTTGCAGCATGACGTCGGCGTTGCGGCGGGCACGCCTCACGGGATCCTTCGGGGCAGGGCCGCGGCCGGCCATCAGCAACACCCCCACATCAATACGCCACGTCATCACCCAATTGGCCAGTTGCCTGATCTAAAACAGATTAGATCTACTGGTTGGCGACACCTACTGGAGGAACGGCGAGCTAGCTAATGACAGATGACTTCGGGGCGCGATGGTTTTCCCCCGGCAACCCATTGCTTACTGGATTCAAATCAGGGAAGTCTCGACTCGAAGAATCTCACCTAGTTACTGACGGGCTCTATTTCGAGGAAATTGCAGCCATTGTCAAGCGTCACGCCAAGAGGAGACCGCAATACAGCCCTCAGTTCTGGCGGCTATTCTCCGAGCTCCTCACCATCGCGGTGGGGGCACGCCTGGCGAATGGAGAACCGGGACTAGAAGAAGAGGAGATCATGCATTACATCGACGAATTCGCAGACTTCTTTAATAGCTTCAAGTGCCCGTGACAAAGAACCTCGAAAACTTTCTAGGGATGCCATCCGATTCCGAGGAGCTGGCCAAACATAGCAAGAAACAGCGAATTGAATCGTATCAAAATCGCTCGAATGTAATTACGTGGCTAGGGGTCGGCCTGGCCGGTGGGGTGGCACTGACTGGGGGTACGCTGTACTCAAACTTAATGCCCCATCTACCTAAGTACCTAACCGCACTGCAAATCACCCTACTGATTGTTGACGCAGTCTTCTTTGGTGTGGCTCGCGTGAAATTTGACAGAGCGAGAAGGGAACTCGATAAGGCAATCAAAGATTGGAACAAGCTACGCGCCAGCCATCATTATGGCTGGCCCACGAAGGCGGAGACGTATTACACCCTAGGGCTCACCATTGGACTGCTGTGGATCCTCCTGCTACTCAGCGTCACATGGCTGTCCGTGACCATGTGAATCAGAGTTCCCAGACTCGTACATCTGCCGAGCCGCAATACGCTTGCGGTGTTCAGGCCGGCCGGGGAGGGGGCTCCCCCCAGGGCGGCCGAGGATCACCGCAGGCCGGGGTGGCGTTCCGCCGGCCGCCGGCGCAGCGGCGGGCGCTTAGCGCGGCGCGCGACGGCGCTCTCAGCGGCGGTCTTGCGCCTATGGTGCCAACGGCAAAGCGACTGAAGGTTGTTGTCGCCGTGATCGTGACGGTCGCCGATGTGGTCCACGTCCGTGGCGGCGGCGGGGCAGCGGCCGCCGTCCCGCATGTAGGCGGTGCACCGGTAGCCGTCGCGAGCGAGGATGCGGGGGCGGATCGTGGTTGCCCAGTCCGCCGGCAGTTCGGCGCGGCGCCGACTCGATGCCCAGGCCATCAGGTGCCCCCGCTCTACCTTGGCGCTACTGAAACGCCCAACGCGATCCGCGAAGGCCAATCGGCGACGCGAACACCGCCGGGAACCGAGGATCCCGGCCCCAAGCACACAGGGCTAGGAACCCTCGGGAGAACCCGAACCGCGGTTCTACCACGCAGCAGATCAATCGGCTTCAGGGCGGGAGCGGAGCTCACCGAAGAACGTCAGCATCTGCGGATCAACCTGCAATGGAGGGCGCGAAGGGAGAGTGATGGTGCTGAGGGCGTGTTGGAGGAGCAGGCAGCGCAATCGGGTGACGGCGAGGGTGCGTTCGGTGTCGTCCAAGCTGCTCAGCAGGGTTTCGATGCGGGTCTGCCACACTGCCTTCAAGGAGACGCTGACCTCTTCTTTCTCGGTGGCCTCCGCGGTCTGTAGTTCGCCCGCGATCTGGTCCAAGCGGTCCCGTTCCACCCGCTCGCGCTGGGCGTCGCCTTGGGCGAACCAACCCGCCACCGCCTGCCGCAGCCCGGTCCAGGCGTCAGTCCCCACGGCATCTACCAACGAGGCCCCGCATGCCGCGGACAGTGCCCTCAACTCCTGCTCCAGCATCGGTGCCCTCCTAGGCCAATCGGCATCGCAAGCACGCTATCGCTGACCCCGACGCCGCGTCAGTGCGCTCCGGGGGCAGTCGATGTGCTGATGGACTAAAAGACGCCAGGGGCTGTTCCGTTGGTTCTTCGGCGAGGACTCCTGCACCCGTACCACTCAGCGGATCAATCCGCCTCAGGGGCGGGATATAGAAGCGGGCCTCACCGATGGAGGTCAGCATCCGCGGATCAACGCGCAATTGGGGACGGCTTGGGAGAGCCGGAGCTCCGGGCGGCGCCGTCGTCGCTTAGGGACCCGGGGCGGGGACTGGCGGTTGTGTGGTGTCCATGGGGGGTGCGGGCTCCCTTAGGAAGATGTGGGTTGATCACTCCGACGCTGAACGCTGCCGCGGCCAGCGCCAGGCACAGGAGCGAAATCTTGATCCACTTTCTCTTGGGCCGTGCGGCAGCCTCGATCTGTTCCACCGCCAAAGCGGTGTGGTCCTGTAGGGCCAGCATGGTCGCCTCGGCTTCGACGGCGACGTATTCCACGAGGCGGCTCGGATTGAGAGTCCGGATCTCCCGTGGCCACAGCACCATCGCTGCGAACACTGCGCTGGCAGCGCTGAAGGCAATGCTCGGGACCTGCCAGACGAACGGCAGGCCCCGATTCAATGTGACCACGGCACCGTCGAACGCGAGGAGGACACCTGCCTTCCCATCAAGGGCTCGCAGGTTGGCCAAGCGGCGGTCGTATTCTCGCTCTACGACCCCCATCAGCACTGCCACCGAAGGAAGTCCAGGGTTCGTCGTTGGGGCAGCAGGAGGAGCGGCGCCAGACCGTCGCGGCCAAGGGATGCGGGTCACTCGACCAGTGTGAGCGGCGTCCTGCGAAAAACCAACCGGACTCCTACGGCCCGCTCGGGCAACCCCGACGCCAGCACGCCGCGCGTGGACGGCGAGATCAACACGACCCGCCAACGAACTCCGACCACTACGGCAGCGGCAGTGGGACCGCTCGGGCTGGACGGCCCTGAGGCTGAGCCCGTTCACGAGGCGGCTTCGGTGATGTGGGCGGTGGCGCTCTTCGGGTCGCCCTTGACGAACGTCAAGACGTACTGGTGATGGCGGCCGATCTTGCGGGAGGCGCGCCACTGGTTGCCGATGCGCAGCGGCACCGTACCGAGAGTGTTCATCAAAACGGCGTCGTTGTAGAGGCTGGCGCCAGCGGCCTCGTGGGCGGAGATGGTCAGCGGGATGAGCCCGCGGATCATGCCGAGGGAGTTGCGGACTTCACCCACGACCCAGGTGGCGAATCGGTCCTCGGCGAGGCAGCGCACGGACGCGGCGATGATCTCCTGGTACGCCTGGGCGAATTCCTTCCAGCGCATCGCGGAGAGGTCGGCCGGGTGATCGGAGTACTTCTCCAAGTTGTGGTACGGCGGGCACGTGAACACGTAGTCGTACGCGCCTTCTTCGAGTTCTGGCAGTACGTCGGCGGCGTCGCCGAGCAGCCATTCGGGCTGGGCGGCGAGTAGGTCGTTCTCACGCCAGGCGGCGGCTTGCTCTTCGTTGGCGTCGAGCTGCACCGGCGAGAGGTCGATGCCGGTGTAGCGGTATCCGCCGTTGCCAGCGACGAGTCCGCGGACGGAGCCGCCCGCGAACGGATCGAGGACGTTGCCGCCTTCGGGGCAGTACCAGCGATAACTGGTCTCGGCCAGGACAGGGTCGAAGGTCGAAAGCCCACCATTGATCTCCGTGAGCTTCTCCTGCGCGAACTTGCCGCGGCTGGCATAGGTGGTCACGTGTTCACGGCCGGCGCGGCTGGTGATCCCGAGGTCGTGCCAGGCCCGGCGGCGCTCGCGCCACGGGCCGAGGTCGGTTCGGATGACAGAGAACGGCTGGATGCCGGGCAGCGGACCCAACGTCGTGGGGGGCATAGGGGCGTCGTCGAAGAGGCCCGGGGAGCTGGTCGGCATGATCACCTCCCGGCGGGCATGAAGAAACCCCGCCACGACGGGGGAACGTGGCGGGGTTGGCTATGGGGTTGGGGTGTTTCCGGGCACGCCGGAAGCGCCGCCAACTTTAGATCACGGAACGGTAACGGCGCAAGGGGTGTTGATCGCCTCTTCGACCCGCTCGCGAATCTGGCTCGCCCTGGTGCGCTTAACTCCGAGCGCATCGCCCAGCGCGTTCTGGGTGGGTCGCTTACCGAGTGCCTGCCACACCTGCCGGTAGGCGTTCACCCACTCTTGCGGCACCACGAGGTCCGGGCCCGGCGCCGTGCCGGCGACGTCCGCTTCATCGCCGGCCGGCCACGGTGGGGCGGTGAAGGTGGCGGCGAGCGGCTGAGGTTCTGGTGGCGCTGCCTCATCGTCGCCGGTGGCGGTGAACGGCGGTGTCTCGCTGGCGGCGGCGATGAGGGCGGCAAGGTCCAGGTCGGTCGCCGGCGTGCCGTTGGCAGTGCCGCCCGCGGTGGACTGCCGTGTTGCGCGGGCGGCAGCTTCTGCGGCGGTTGCCGCCTCATCAGCTGCGGCGCGTGCGGTGTTTGCGGCGGCGGTGGTGGCGCTGGCGGCGGCGGTCGCGCGGTCTGCCGCAGCGATGGCAGCGGCAACCGATGGCGCAGCAGCGGCAACTGTGGCACTGCCAGGCGTTGGTAGGAGGCGCACGAGTAGTTCGGTAGCAGCAAGCTGGGCGACGGGCGGGGTAACGGCGATGGCGATACCCAGCGGGGTGCCGTCGCTGTGGGCGATGTTGAACGTCAGGGAGATGGCGGCGAAGGCGATCACGGTAGCCCAGTACGGGCGGGCGCCACGGCCGGCGTGCTGGGCCATGACGACGCCGACCGTGCCGACGACCGCACCGCCATCGACGAGGACTGCGAACATCCACACGATGTCCCCCGGTACGCCGTGCTGGAGGCCCAGCGCAGTCAGGGCGGCGAAGGACAGCCGGAACGCCAGATAGGCGAACCCGGCAGTGATCGCCGCGGACGTGATGAGCGGCACCCAGTGGGCAAGGCCTGAAGTCCGGGGGCGAGTAGGGTAGGCGGTAGCCATACGGAGGGGTACTCCTTCGTATCGGTCAGGGTCCGCCCGGCGGTGACGTCGCCAGAGGCGGACCCGTTCTATTCGGTGGGGTCGGCGTCTTGCTCGGCGCGCAAGATCTGGCGAATGCGGCCCTCGGTGAATTGGAGATCCCGCGCGATCTGCGCGACGGATCGTGGCTTCTGCCTGCCATCTCCGCGCCGCGCCTCGGCAATGATCCGGCCGAGCTGCTCTTGAAGGTTCACGACGTCACCGCGGATGCGGACGGCGTCGTCGTACGTCAGCTGCGGCGTGGGATCGGCCATGGGGAAATGCCTTTCATGAGTAGGCGCCGGCCGGGCGCGGGGCCCGGCCGGCGGTGAACTCGATCAGTGTGGGTGGCTGTGCGGCTGGTCGTCGGTCACGGTAGCGATCTCCCCCTCACCCTCCGGGCGGTAGGCGACGAAGCAGGCGACGCCGTCGTCCTCGAAGATCACGCTGGTCTCCCAGCCCGCGATGCGGAAGGCACGGATATAGGCGGTGAGCATCGTCTCCGCCTCCTCGCCCTTGTCGGGCAGGCCGTTCAGGAGGCGGCACACGTCCACGCATCCCGGCGCGATCGACTCCACCAGGAACCCGCGGGCCGTGGTGCGGAATTCGTCCGGGTCGCGGGCCGGCTCGAAGCCAGCGACGCCCAGGACTCGCACCGCGGTGCGCACGTCGGCGTTGTCGGCGTCCGCCGCGCGGAAACCGTAGTTGACCGGCGCCCGGTGGGCGGCGGCCACGTCGCACGGGCCGCAGGTGAACCGGGTGCCGGCGATGAGGCCAAAGGCGGCCTCGTCGGCGTCCACGTCGTAGGGCGCGTCCTCGCCGCAAAGGGCCCGCGTGGTTCCTTCGTCCTGCCGGTGCAGGACGTCGTCGTCCTTGTTGGTCGTGGCGTAGTGCATAGGGGGTACTCCCTCTCGCTGGATGGGTGCCGGGTGACGTCCGGCCCCGCAATGAATGCGGTAATAGATACGGTAGCGATTTCCGTATGGTCCAGCGAGGGGCTGCGGCCCTCAACTTCGAGTAATTCGCGAGCAGTTGGCGAACGGCGCGGATGCTCGGGCGCTGAGGGCGGTCGCCAGGGCGGGCAGGTCACGCCACCGCCACACGCGACGCCCACGATCGTCAATGAGGACGGGGGCGGTGCAGCTCGGCCCGGTGCTGCACGTGACCGCCGGCGGGATGTCCGGTCCGGTATGCAGGGTGAGTTGGCCAGCACACCAGGGGCAGGGCCGGCCGGGGATCACCGTGTCGCGGTGGTCGAGGCCGAGGGCGCGTAGGAGGCGGGCCTCGCTGGTGCGGGCGACGTGGCGTGCCTCGATCTGTTCGGCCTCGCGCAGCGGCCGGAACGGTGGAGCGCCGGCCAACTCATGTTCGGGGCTGACGTCTTCACCTCGGACGCGGCCTTCGATCCATACGCAGGCCCAGTGCAGGCCGTGGGCGCGGCTTCCCGGCCGGGTCTCGCTCCGGATCTCCCAGCGGCGCGGGTCGCCGGGCGCGGCGCGCTGGCATGCGGCGGCGAGGACGTCGGCCAGTGCGAACACGGCCTCCTCCACAGCCCGGCCGGCGTCCAGGACACCGAGATTGACCGGCGCCGGGTACTCGCGCAGGGTCAACGGGAGCCGCTGGAGGAGCGGTTCGTCCGGCTCGGGGTTGAGGGTGTGGGACAGCTGGCGGGGAGGCCACACCTCGGCGGGCGGGATGTCGATCGCGGCCAGGAGGTCACCCCACAATTCGCGGATGCGGCGCAGGGCGGCGACGGTCTCGGCGGCGATGGCGTACGTCGGATTCACGGTGAGCCTCCGGGCAAGATCGGCTGTACGGTGGTCTCACCACGTGGGGCGCGCCGTTCCTGTCTGGCCGGACAAAGGGGCGCGCCCCGACGGTCGTTCAGGACTCTGTGTCTTTACGTCCCTTGGCCTCGATGCCGCAGGCACCGCATACCAGCCATGGACGTGTGGTTGCGGACAGCTTCGGCTGCCCGCCGGCGAGCACGGACAGGGGAAGGACGGCAAGACGCAGTTCAACCCGTAGGGCGTAGGCGCCGCAGGCGGGGCAAGGGGTGTCGGGCAGCTCGTGGGTTTCGTACATCAACTGGCCTCTTTCAGGGCGGTGTGGGCGGCATCGATGCGGCAGGGGTGCGGCTTGACGCGGACGGCTCGGCCCTTGCCGCGTGGGCGGAAGCCGCCGCGGCATGGCTCGCCCTTGCCGGCGCCGCACCAGGTGCACACCTGGTCGAGTGGGTCTGGCTCGCCCTTGCGGAGTGCGGTTTCGCGCTCGGCTCGCCGCGGCCGGAAGGCCGCGAGTTCCTGGGCCGCCTTCTCCGGCAAGTACGACGACGCGGCCAATCGGTCGGTCATTGCTTCGATTTGGCGCTGGCCGGCCGGGTCGATGGCTTGGCGGAGGGGGGCCGGCGCGCTTTGGCCGGTGGCGACGGCGGTGCGGGTGGCGGCGAGTTCGGCGCGGTAGGCGGCTTCGTTATCGGGGTCGGCGGCCGGCACTGGGTCGGTGTGCCGTTCCATTCGGGAGCCGCGGTGGTCGGCCCAGGCGGCAAGTAGGTGGTGCGGCTCGTAGGCGAAGTAGCGTGCGGTGTGGTCGCCGCGCTGCTGTTCGTAGAAGCGGCGCACTGCGTGCATGACGTCCCAGGTGCCGTCCGCGGTGGCGGCCGGGATGTGCACGGTGGCCTCGTTCCATTCGTCGATGGTCCGCGCGGCCTGCTGCGGGTCGGTCATCGCGCGGCGGAGGCGGCCGTCGAGGGCGGCCAGCAGTCGCAGGAGCGCGGCGGTCTCGCGAGGATTCATCAGTTCCCCCGTTCTTCCAGCAGAGCGAGTCCGGCGAGGAGGTTGTCGGTGTACGAGTTCGAGCGGCGCAGCGGCACCACCTCACCGCTGCCCCCGCCGGCCTGGCCTGGCGGTGGCGGGGCGGCGCTTGCTCCGGTGGGAAGGCCAGCCCAGTCCTTGATCCAGGCGCGGGCGGAGTGTGCCGGGGTACCGCGGGCGGCGTGCAGGCGGCGAGCGTGTTCGACCAGGGCGGGAATGCCGACCCGGTCGATGAGTGCCTCGATCTTCAGCCACTCCGCGCTGGTGAGTCGCCAGGCCACCACCAGGCCGGCCGTGGTGCAGGCGTCTACCAACGGCACAGCCGTCGCCGGCACCGCCTGCGCCGGGACCTCTACGGCCCGCTGCTGCGTCCCGGTGCTCGCGCGCTGCCTGCTTACCTCTCCGTCAGGAGAGGTAAGGGGGTTGGGGTTGGGAGCAGGTGTTACGCCGCTGTGAGTAACGCCGTTACCTCCGGCGCGCCTCGGCTCGGTATCGGGGGCAGCCGGCGTCGGCTTCGAGGGCTTCTTCCGGTCCCGGAATGCCTTTTGACGTGCGGCGTTGCTCTTGCGTTCGGAGTCGATCTGGTCGGCGGACTTCTGGTAGTCGAGGTAGTCGTGGACGCGGTAGCCGCCGTCGGCTTCCACCCATAGCCCTGCGGCCACCAGGCGGCGCACCGCGAAGCGGGCAACCAGTGGCCCGAGGTCCTCGTGATCGGAGTCGTTCGTAACAGTGTTACCGCCGGCGTGACGTTCGGCGTGCTGCACGGCTTCGGCTGCGTCCTCGAAGTCGAGGAGGCGTAGGGCGACGCGGCGCGGGATGAACCCGTCGGTCAGGTTGCGATTGCACCACGCCAAGCCGGCCACCCATAGCGCCGTTCCCAGCGCGCCGGCGGCATCGAACTTCGCGTGGTCGTAGAAGTCGTCGGAGATGCGGACCCAGGCCATGGCGTGGTCTTCCTCAGCGGCAAGTACGGACAGGCGACGGGGCGCGGAAGGGCGATCAGCACATGCAGCCGGTCACCCTGCCGCGCCCAGGTGGCCTCACTGCTCGTCGTGGTTGACCGCCCACAGCAGCTCCTCAAGCTCGGGAGCGGCTTCACCTGCGGCGGCCACATCGCGACGCCGACCGGTGCGCGGATCGCTGACCGGGCGAACGGTCTTGAGCAGATGTGGGGGCGGCACGGGGGCGTGGACGAGGGTGCTGAGCCCCTTGGCCGCCCGGGCAACGGCGGATGCTTCCAGGAAGCGCTGAAACGTGGGCTCGCCTGCATCAAGCGGGTGCACGGCATACCCGTCCGCCCGCAGATGCACGCCATAGGCGGCACCGATTCCGAGCGCCGACATGGGCACCTCAACGTCGGCGACGCTGAGGTAGAAGTCCGCGAACTGGAAGGCGGCTGCGTGCAACGCGGCCTCCGGCCAGACACCGGACGGCCGGGTCGTGTAGAGGAACAACGCCCACTCCCCACCAGGGAGTTCGGCCACCAGGTCCGCGGTTCCGGCATAGCCGTGCGTGCGAGAGCCGACCAGGGCCTCGGTCAGCTGTGGCCGTACTCCCCAGTCGTCGAGGAAGTCGGAGCACGAGGCAACGTACCCGTCCAACTCCTCCGGCACCTCAGCATCCTCGCCCCGGAGGAGGGCGTCGGCGTATCGGTGTACCTCCGTGCCGCGGACTGCCGCGGTATTGCTCTCACGAAACGGCGCGCCGCGGATCTCCTCGAAGACCGACTCCGCCTCACCGGAAGCCACACGGGGAGCCAGGCACCGCCAGTGATCCACTGCATAGCGAGCGGCAGACCTCGCCGCCCACCCCAGCAGGGCAGGCTTCGGCAACCCCCCTCCGACGAGCGATGGCACCCCCATCACGGGCTTGCCATCCAGCGTGTACGTGTAGCCGCGTCCGGCCGTTGTGCGTACCAGCGTCACCGCACACCCCCGTCCCGCACGCGCGCCACCGCGGCCAGGCCGGCATACCTCATGAGTTCCACGGCCAGGCGCCGCGCCTCCCGCTCACCCAGTGAGAACTCGACCGACTCCGACAGCGCGGCGATGAACTCTTCCCGCGCGGCATCCAGCGCCGCCGCGGCGACGGTCAACACGTGGTCCGGCAGGTCCCAGACCTCTTCGAGACCGGCAAGCCCCTCAAACGTGGCACGCCGCGCCGCTATCTCCTCCAAGTCCGCGCCCACAGCGCGCGGCGCCTCGGCGTACTCCACAGCGAGCACGCCGACGACCACCTCGGCGATATCGGTAGCCCCGAGCACCACGCGGCGCCCGTCCTTACTCAGCCGTACCGCGATCACGCTGCCGCCCTCCGCTCCGCACGCTCGGCGCGCACTTGGCGAATCAGCGGGGCGAGGACGCGGGAGATCACCTTGATCTGATCAGGAGTGGGCTCCGGCCACTCGCACGTGGTCTCGCCGCTGACTGTCGGCCTTATCTGGTTCTCGACCCGCGCTTCGGCGCTCATCGCTCACCCACTTCTACGGCCTCGCTGTCTCCGTCTTGCGGCACCGCTCGGCCTGTCGGCGCCCACAAGATCAGCAAATCGACGCCGATCGCGGCGCAGATCTTGTGCGCGACGTCGTGCCTTGCTGTCTGGATTCGGCCTCGCAGCAGGTTCTCGATGGTGCCGTGGGACACGCCGGATGCGGCGGCCAGCTGGCGAACGCTGATGCCGCGGCCGGTGCCCGTGCGTGCCATGAGTCGGCGCAACAGGTCGGCGTCGATCAGCAGGTAGCGGGGGACATGGGTGGGATCCGTCATCTCGAACCTCCTCGCCGTTCTGTCAAAGAACTTGGACAGGGAGGTTCGCACGGCGCGTGACCCGGTGTCTAGATACTTTTACAGTGCGTCAAAATCTGGTCAGTAACACGAGGTCAGCTGGCGATCCACCGGCAAGAACCTGGACAATCTGTCTAGAAGGCGTTACGAAGGTTAGGCAAACCAGGGTGCGAGGCTCTGCCCGCACCGGTCGGAAATGGGGAACAGATGGTCGAGGCGCCGAGGACGGACCTAAGCGATCTGGTGCGCAAGCGGCGCGCGCAGCTGCGATTGAGCCTCCGCGCTCTCGCGTCGCGCTGCGTTGACCCGAAGGACCCCGGCGCTGGATCACGGTGGACCCATGCCACCCTCGCCAACTTGGAGACAAAGTCGATCAAGGCGCCCGGGGTGCCGGAACTTCGCGCACTCGCCGCCGGCCTGGACTTGCCGTTACGGCTGCTCCAAGAGGCCGCCGGCGTGCAGTATCTCGGCATCGACACCGCATGGAGTGACGACGGCGAGACGCGCACCCTCGTCCACCACTACTGGGAACTGCCCCCAGACGACAGGGCCAAAGTCCGCGCGCTCATCGAAAGTTGGGGCAGCAAGAGCGCGCGCGACGAAGCACCCTGATCGCCTCGCGCACGCCCGGCTCGGCGTGCGCGAGGCACCTCGCGGGGCGAAGCCATCGCCCTGGCAAAGATCGAACTCGCATGCGATGATCCTTGGTTCAGCGCGTGCTCCGTACGGGGGTTCAAAGAAATGACAGAGCCAGAGATGCTCATGCCTGAGATGCGCTACGAGATTGACACGGAAGACCGGGTGGCACCTGGACGGGTGCTGCTCCTGACGCAGGAGCCCGGCCTCGTTGTGGGGACCTATCGGCCAGGTCACGCCAGCGAGATCCTGTGCGAGCAGCTGAACAGTGTCTGCCGCCACATCTTCCGCCACGGCCTCTGGGCGCAACGCTGGGGCGCAGATGAGGGCACGGAGCCCAGTGAACACGCCCTGCTCAAAGTGCGGTTCGAGATCCGCCCGGCCGACGCCTTCCCCAAAGACCTCGTCTGCCTGCCGCAGGAGCGCCCGGGAGAGTTCGTCTGGCTCATCCGTGAGCACCACATGTCTCAGCAAGCATGCGACGAAACCAACGAGCACCTCCGGCGTGCCGTCAAGGCTGGGCTGTGGGTACAGCGATGGGAAGAGCGTGATGATGTGTGA